AAAGAGGGCTTTTACCGCGCTTGTGATAGGGTACATTTTTCAAAAACCCTCCTTACTGCTCGATGATGTTGAACGCCACGGTACTGATGCCAAGCAATCTGTTGTACGAAGTGACGCTCCTGTCGCCCACGTAGAACCGCTTCGTAAGGAAGCCCATTGCCTTGTAATCATAATAGCGCACATTCAGATATTCAGAAGTATTGAACGCCGCCAGCACCGCGCTTGCCACGTTGTCGCTCACATTCTGCCATTCCAGTTCAAGATGCACCTTTTGGGCTATCATATCCTTGTGCATCTTGCCGTCCTCCGTGCGCCCAGCCGTTGAAGCGGAAACGTCAGACAACTTCCAGTCATATTTAGAGGGACAGGGTATCTCCGTCCCTCCCACACTCTGAATCGGGTTGAAGGTCTGATCCATACCCTGCCCCTCCTGTTAAGTCCCAACGGAAACTATCGTAGTTCCCGCGCGTCTGTTCATGCGCGTTTGCGCCTTGTTGATGCTCGTCGTGGTGATTTCCGGGTTAAAGTCCTTCGCCGCGATCTCGCGCATCAGGGCCAGCTTTTCCCGGTCTCGCTCGTCATTGCGGGAAAGCGCAGCCGTGAAAGCGTCGTACATGGCCTGATACATGGCATCGTAGTCAAATTCAGCATTGCCACTGTTATAGATATTCGCGTCAAGCGTTATCCCGCTCATGGCGTTACGAACGGCGCTGTACATAGCAGAAGCGATCTGCGATTTGTTCAGCACTTCCGTCCTGCCGCCTATGTGTCCTACGATTTCCGGGCCAGCCTCGCCCGCCATGAACAGACTGCCGTGCGCGTTCAGTGTGCCACCGGCGTATTGCGGTATATTGCTCCAAACACCGTTGGAGAATATGCCGCCCATGGCTTTCTTCCCGATACCAAAGAAGTCCGCTATGGCCGTGGTCGCGCCCTTAAGCGACGTTACGACCGTGCTTATGCTGATGCTGACCTTCTTGCCGATGTTTTGCACCGCCTTGACCGCCGTGCTGTCGGAATTCTTGCTGTCCGCACCCAGCGCGACGTTTATTGCCTTGTAGTTCTCGGCGGGCGCGTCCAAAGCGTTGCCAACCGTTCCATTGATCGAACCGGCCTTTGCGACCTCGACCTTCACTGCCTTTTTCAACCCGCTTTTGAACGTCAGCGCAGTATTGACTTCGGTAGGCGTAGTGCCGTCCTGCGTGATGCTGATGCCCAGCTTCTTGGTCAGGCCGCTTTTCAGCTTGTTGAACGCTGTAAGCAGGTCGGTGATGGACGATGTAGCGCCAGTCACCCCGGAATCATCGACAGATATGTCGCTGCCATACGAACTGTCCATGCCAGTCACCTTGAACGCCATGTTCACGTTCTTGTTGTAACTGCCGGTGGTCAATGCGTTGACCGCAGCGTCGTTACTCGCGCTCTTGTTGAGTGCTGCCGTAACGCTTGCGGCTACCGCGCCGATTCCGCGAAGGGCGAACAGTCCATTGCTCAATATTCCGTTAAAACCTGTGCCAGCCTTCGCGTTGACAGTGGTATTGGCCGCCTCGATGCCTTTCAAGGTATAAGTGTTCGTGCCGCTTAGTTTACTTGCAAACCCATTTCCGGGAGTGCCGTTGATGGTTGCGCTTGCGGGGCCGATGCCTCTAAGGGCCATGTTGCCGTCTTTATCAATACCAGAAAAACCAGTACCAGCAGTAGCGTTTACGGTAACATTCATCGTAGTATCATGTCTGCCCCTGCCAGCACCACTACCGTTGTTAGTTCCACCGCCACCAGTAGCGCCACCGAAACCTGTAGTTCCACCACTAAGGCTGTCTCCATAATCCAATTCAACGGCCACCTTCAACGTCTGCGCAGCAGCGTCCCAAGCAGCCTTGAACTGATTCCACAGCACCCCAGCGGTGTTGTCAAACTTTGGCGACATATACAACGATCTGCTTTCGATTTTATTCCATTCAGCCTTGAACTTGTTGAACAGAACAGCAGCGGTATTGTCTAATTTCGGGGATACATAAAGCGTCCGTATGAGTTCGTTCCACGCTTCTTTTAACTCATTCCAAAGCACACTTGCTTTGTTATCGAGTTTCGGAGAAACATACAACGTCTTACTGCCCGCATTGTCCCATTCTTTTTTAAACGAAGCGTATAGCGTATCAGCGCCGTTATCCAACTTCGGGGAGAAATAAAGCGTCTTGCTCCCGGAACTATCCCAATCCTTCTTGAAATTCAAGTACAGCGTCTTGGCGGTATTATCCAGTTTGGGAGAGAAGTACAAAGACGTACTGCCCACTTCATCCCAGCCCTTTATGAAGCTGTCATACAATACGCTGCTCTTGTTGTCGAACTTCGGGGAGAAATAAAGCACCTTGCTCCCGGAGCCGTCCCATTCCTTCTTGAAAGCGTTGTAGAGCGTCTTTGCCGTATTGTCCAGCTTCGGTGACAAATACAACGTGCGCCCAGGAATATCATTCCAGTCATCCCTAAAGTTATCAAACAGGACTTCCGGTTTATTGTCTAATTTCGGGGACATATATAACGTCTTTGGAACATCATCCAAAGCAGACCAGTCACCCTTTTTCAAGTTCACATCAATGTTGCCATCTGGCAAGTCAATCTTATCAGGAATGTTGAGGCCATTGTCCCCGTCGCCCTTCGGCCCGAACAACCATTTCAGCCAATTCGGGATTTTCAAGGAAAACAATTCTCCCAGCTTCTTCAAGAGCCACGGAATGAATTTGCGTATCAGCAGGAAACCGCCTACCAAAGCAACCCCACCAAATAGCCACTTTAACCAGTCGGGCATATCAGATATTTTCTTAAAAAATCCTTCAAGCGGTTTTTCCTCAAACATAGAGTTATAGCCCGGTGTATAAGGAGATGATCCTGTACTTCCAGTAGAAGTAGGCGTATTCCCGTTCAACCTATTGATTTCATCAAATCCAAGCAGAGTATTCCTTATCTCTTTTACCGTCTTTTTTGCCTTACTGGAAGCAGAATCAAACGTACTTTCCCACGTCTGTGCAACCTTCTTAGCCACTGTATATGTTTCAGCGCCACTCAATGCTGCAAAAATCTGATTGACAAAGTTGAATATATCAACAATTTTATCGGCAATTACATCTATTGCAGGAGCCAAAGCATTAATAACAGGCGCAACCATAGCAGCGAAACTATTCCTAAGATAAACCGCAGATGTGTTGATTCTGTCCATGCTTTTTGCAAAGTCAGTGCCAAACATTCGGCTCCAACCATACAAGTCTCTGAATGATTGCCCAATATCTTTTATCATAGAACGAATAGACCTATACATCAAAACACGGGCAATTTGACGAATAAATCCACCAACGGCAGACGCACCGCGGTTTACTGCTGTGATAAATCTACCTATAGTCTGCGAAGAAGTGGTCATTAAAGCGCGTGCGAATCTGCGTATATGTGATTCGGCATAGCCGGTTTGCGTACCAGCGTTTGCCGTTGCCGTCCCTGCATCTTCTGCGGCGTTAGCCATATCCCCTGCAGCGTTGGCGGTATCACGCATAGCGCCAGCTGCCCCGGATGCAGCGTTGCGCACACGGCCCATTCCAGAAGTGAGGCGGTCAAAGACCCTCACAGCGTTTTCGGCACTTGCCGCAACTTGGATGGACAGATTATCAATCGTATTCTCTGCCATCTTTAACCGCCTCCTTCTTGGCTTTCTCTAAATTCCTTTTGCTCTCCGCTTCAAGCTGTGCTATGAAGCGTTTGGTGTTCTCGTTCTCGCGCTCGATCTCCCGCTCCTGTGCCTCTCTCTCGGACAGGGGATAGGGCATTTCGGGGTAGCCCGCGCCACTCGGCGGCTTGTAGCCCTTCTCCGGGAAACCGACCAACAACGGCGCACAGCGCAACGCTTCAAAGATGTACCTGCCCTGCATCCACATCTCTTGATTCCGCTCGTAGCGCTTCATGTCGTATGCCTTGCGATAGGCCCTTACCAACGATGGAGCGCCATGCCAGAACTCCTCATAGGTCATTCCCATGGACAGATAGTATGGAAATGCCTCAGTGAAAATCTCCGCTAACGTGGGCGGTTCAGCTTCGCTTAGATCGTCGCCGTCCACTCCACTGCGTTTCCCTCGTCGCCCTCATCGTCCATCAGGGAATTGTAGGTCTCGGCCATCATGTTCCGCAGGGCTTCCAGCAGCCCCATCTTGTCCTTCATCTTGTCCAGGATTTCCTCGATGATCTTGCTGCTGGTCTTGCGGTGGTTCTTATAGAACGCCCCGGCCCACAGCATATCCAGTTCGATCAGCGGAGTGCTACCGCTTTCACCGGGCTTGAAGCCCGCCGCTTCCATGCGCTTCACGGCCTCGCGGTTATATTCAAGGGTGTAATGATGCCCGTTATAATCGAAGTTGATCTGATTGACCTGCTTAATGTCAGCCATTTTTTAACGCTCCTTTTTTTAACCGTTATTTTGAAAAATGGGCGGGAGCGAACCCCCGCCCATCATGGGTAGATCAGGCCGTTTCCTTCACAAAGGGAACGGTCACAGCCAGCGTCACGGTCATGTCACGCACAGCGTTCACGTCGCCGCCGTTCGGGGTGACGTACAGGTAGCCCTTGCCGGTGAACTTGCCGAAGCTGCCGGTGGGGGTGTAGGTGTTGGTGGCGCTGTCGAAGCTGTCACCGAACCACATGGACAGGTTCAGTTCCTGGCCCTCCAGGCCCTTGATGGTGTTGTACACATCACTGTCGTAATTGCAAGTGAACTGCTTGCTGTCGTTCGCAGCCAGACCGAAGATGGAAGTCCGGGCATGGTCAGCCTGGGTGGTGGTGTCCAGTAGTTCCGGGGCATCAATCAGGGTGGGATCGGTCTTGAACTTGAACAACTCGGCCCAAGTCAGCGTACCCGTACCAGTTCCCTGCATGAAATGGGAGCCGATAGTCGCAATCGCAGCCATTTGTCATTCCTCCTATGCGTTATCTCGTATGTTATCCTGGTCGGTAATCCTGCGACGGTATCTTGCCGTCATGCGGTATATCGTCGCGTCATTGAAGTTCTGTATGGGATTGCAGAAAGTCCGCACAAAGCGGTGTTGCGCCAGTACATTGTCAAGCAATGCAATAATCGCCTTGGCCTGGGCTTTCTTACCCGTGTTGAGGTTGGAGTATACGTCCACTTGGTACATCACATTCACGGCGTTTTCGATAGCGCCGTTGTCAATAGCGCGTTCGTCAACGTTGTTGTCCATCTCCACGACAGCCACAGCGGGAAACCTCGGCGGCTGAGGGACGCGTTCGCCAGCTATGAACCCGTTGGGATATGCGGCACGAAAAGCGTCCGCGCACTTCTGAAAGACACTGGGTTCAACGTCAATCACTTGCGAACACCTCCCGCGCTATCTTGACAATATCCCTTGAAACACTCTGTACAGCCTTGTACAGCGGCATAGAGGCGGGTGTACCGTGTGTCAGATGGATTTGTCCATCTCCACCATCGTATGCCCAAACCTCTTTCCTGCCGTTGCCCTTGCCGTAACTGCCGATGGTGAATCCCAACGCTGTACCCAACGGATTAGGTGAACTTCCTACTGCGCCGTTGTAGTACACGCCAGCACCGAACTCCATGAACACAGCGTCTTTGCCGCTTGCTATGATAACTGTCG